ACCTTCCTGGCGCACGGGTTCGCGGGGGCCAGCGTCGTCACCGCCCCCGGTGTGAGCTTGGAGAGCCACACCTTCCGCCCCGGCACCGGGGGGATGGCGGGCGGCACCGCCGTCTCGTAGAAGACCGTCGCCGGGTTCCCGTGCCAGGTCGAGAACGGGCCGGGGAAGCCAGGAATGACGAGACCCATGGACGCCCCAACCACCTCCGCCGTCGCCATGGCAAGCGCAATGGCCTGGGTCACCGTCAGGGGCAGCGGCGGGCCTGGGGGTGCCCCCACGTACACCATCTCGCCCGGCAGGATCGGCGGGCCGATGGGGTTCGCCGTGAAGATGACCGCGCCCGGGGGTGCCCCGGGGGTGAGGGGCTGCCAGACCCCGCCGTCGTAGACGTAGAGCTGGAGGAGGTCCGTCCTCCAGAACAGCTCCGACTGGACGGGAGCCGGGGTCACCGGGAAGGCGGCTCCTCGCTGGAGGGTCAGGCGGCTGATGTGCTGGAGGTTGCCCTCCAGGACGTCGTCCATCTGGGCCGAGTGGATGTGGTAGCGGTTGTCGACCTCCCGGATGGCCGTGATGACCCCCGCCCAGGTGTCCACCTCGCCCAGCTTGATCGCGTCCCCGGGATCCACCCCCGTCTGGTTCACCGTGAGGTCCAGGGTGATCGCCAGGTACCCGCCGCCCGGGTCCACCGTTTTCGTGAAGTGGAGGTAGATGTAGTTCGTGGTAGCGTCCACCAGGGCGGCGAGCGCGGCGTTCGTCTGCTTCAACTCGTACCCGTTGCAGTAGGCCAGATTCAGCCCGAACTGCCCAACGGCCACAAACAGACCGATGGCCGGATCGGTCAGCTGGTACCCGTCCATCACGAAGTTCTTCTCGCGGCGAAGGAACCCGGAGACGCGCTCGTCGAGAAGCAGATGGAGGTTGTCCCATTCGTCCCAGTTCGGATTGTAGGCCATGGTCCCCTCCGTTACGAGACGCGGCCCAGGTTGATCCGCGCCTGGTTGATCCTGTCGCCCCCCGTCTCGACGACGTCCCACCAGGATTCCTGCTGGGGCCGGTTGATCTCCTGGAACCGGCAGTCCTCGAAGTGGAAGTACCCGCTCCGGCAGACAGGATACTCCGTCGGAAGCACTCGGGCCAGTTTCTCCACGACCTGCTGGGAAAGGCAATCGTCACACTTCAAGTAGAAGCAGAGGGTAAAGGACTGGAATGTGATCTCTTGCCCTGGAGTGAAATCCGTGTCGTCCCCGCACCGGCGGTAGTGCATCGTGATATCGGGATTGGGAATCCGCACACTTGTGCGGTCGATTCGGTTGGAGATCAGGATGTTGTGGCACCACTCCTGGATCTCCACCCGCAGGCCGGAAATGAGCCTCGCCCGCGCCAAGATGGCCTGGGGCGTCCCCTTGATCTTGAGGATGGCGACATGCTGGATGATTTCCTCGCGCTGCTTCGTGCAAGGGAACTCCCGGTTGACATCCACCCCGATCAGCTCCCCCATGGCCGGAAGAACATCGCAGCATGCTTCATCCACGTCCCAAAGGTTCGGCATACAGTCGATCAAGCCCTTCACGATGTCGAGGTCGACCGCAAGCGTCTTGAGGAAGCGATTCAGCGGCCCTCGCATCTTCGGCTCGGGATCGTCCGTCTCGTGGATGTTGAACCACTCGTGCCCATCCACGTCGAGGATACGGTTCAAAGCGAAAACGCTGTTGTAGGGAGTTGGGTCGTCCAGCAGCTTGTCCCCAAGGATATAGAGATTCGGCAGGAGATTGAAAAGCTTGTTGGCAAAAAAACCCGTCTCGATGGCAAGGAGGCTGGCTTGAGTTCCAACGGAGTAAATCCACTGCCCGATCAAGGGATCGAAGGTGAAGATGGTGTAGTAGTAGCAGGAGCACGCCTCAAGGTCGGTGTCGGCAATGTAGCCCCCATCGATTGGGCCTTCGTACACCAATTCGGTGTCGGGATCGGCAGCCGAAGCCGTGTACTCGTACTTCTTCCGAAGGACCCGGACGAGCCCCCCGAGCGGGGGCTGCAAAGGAGCCTCCCACTCCACGACGAGCTGCGGCCCCTCCAGGCCGCGCCGAATGGACACATTCTGCACGAGCCTCGGATCGGTGATGAGGGACATCGGATCGCTCACTTGCCCCCCGTAGCTTCCATGAATCGTTCACGAATCAGTTTCAGAAGATCTTCCAGGTTCCCCCGGTGCTTCTTCGCCTCTTCTCCTTCGATCCCGAAGGTCTCGAAGTGGCTCACGATGGCCCGGACGTTGGCCTCGATGAGGTTCAACCTCCAGCCCATCTGCTCAGAGACGCACCTGTTCTTTACGACATTGGTCGGTTCGCTGTTGCTCATACCGGGCACACCCTCTGCGGCAAGGAGCCGCCGATGAAGTTGAACGTGAAGTTGCCCTTCACCATGGTCTGCGTTGGCCCGATGGGGATGTTTGCCACCTTAGGACTCGTGACAAACGAACACTTGTCCCCCACGCAGGGGGCGACGGTTCCCGGCACAACCGTGAACGAAACCTTTCCATCATCCGATGTGTAGGCCACCCCCAGCGTCCCGGTGTTCGCCTGCAACCCACTCACCGAACCCCTCACGCTGAAACTCGTCGGAGACACGAAGATGATCGTCCAGGTCTCGTTGACGGCCTTGGTTCCCACGGTGACCGTGCCGATGGCCGCGTCTCCGCACCACGGGCCACAATTCGGAATGGGCCTACGGGTCAGCTCGCTCAGGTCCACGTGATCCACGCCCGGGAGCTTGTCCAAAAGGGCATAGAAGTCCGAAAGGTAGAGCCCCCTTCCGAAGCCCGTGTAGTCGCTGCCGAAGTCGAAGAAGGAGTTGATGGCCTCGTCCACCGCCAACGCCCCCTGCTCCGTGGAGAAGTTGGATGCCATGTAGATCGTCCCCGCTCCGTCGATGGGCTGGTACTCGGGGTCCACGATCTCCACGCAAGTTCCGATCATCTTCCGATTTTCCAGGTACGCCAGAAGATCAGCCTTCAGCTGGCTTGACGGCATCCCTCCCCCCGTGGGCGCGATGGTGAGACGCACCAGGCAGCAGCACCCGGAGGAAGGATCCATCGGAGTCGCCCCGACGACCACGTAAGCCTGCGCTATTCCGGGGAATGCCTCGGTCAATGCAATGAAATCGTCCGCCGTCACCGCACGGTTCAGCGCAAGGAGGCTTCTCGGCCCCGCCACCTTGGCCTCGTCGATGGTCATGGCGTCCTCGCCCCCGCTCGCCGCGTTGGGGTTCGTCACCGCCACATCCACGGTTGATCCGTTGTAAGTGAAGACATTGTTGACCACGGTGATTGTGTCCTCGGGGACGTTCCCATTCGCTCCGCCCCCCACCCGGCAAGTTGCTCGGATGGTCGCTCCCTGATCCGGAATTTTTCCCTGCGCGTTGTCACCGAAGAAAACGACGATGATGTCGTTCTCGCTCCGACGAGTCGTGAACACCATGTCGTTCGCCCCCGCATAGGCGAAGGAATCGATCTCCGTCCAGAGCTGCTCCCCGATGCCCTCGTCAATCCAGAGCCGAAGGGAACCGTCGATGATCGGGGTGGATTCCAGAACGAAACGCTGCCTCGCCACCCCCCTGCTCACCCCCACGCTTTCGCTCTTGGTCTGCCCCTCCACCGCAGGCACGGTCACTTCCAGCTGCCCACCCGGAATCACGGCATCCTGCGACGTCTCGAAGTAAATCGGCTTCGTGGTCGCGTCGGATGTAGTCTGCATCTCCGTTCCGGCTGGGATCAACAAGTCTCCCGATAGAGCGCCTTGCAAGGAGAATCTCACGTCCGTGGATGCAGGAGCCGCGCTGTTCAGGGTGAAGTTGATCAGCCGAAGAAGAGCAATGACCGATCGACGGGTGATGGCCGTCGGAAGAAAAGCCTCGTTTGCCCCCCGATCGACGTAGAAGTGGAGACAGTCGGCAACCATGGCGACGAGCCGCTGAAGGACGATCCCGAAATCGGAGAGGTTGTGATCCGTCCACTCGGGCGCGAAGAAGGGGATCGCCCTCACCATGTCCTGGGCGATAGCCTCGAAGTCGCGGGAGGTGTAGTCGATAGGCGGTATTCTCTGGGATACCCGAGTCAGAGCGGGCATGCATCACCTCACGTTCACCTGGTTCTGCACCATCATCTCAGGCGTCAGGTAGAAGGGGTAGACGAGATTGAAAACGTCCTGCGTAGAAACTATCTTCAGAGAGATGCTCACCTCGATCATCCCCTCCTTCGCCCTTTCGATGGAGACCTTCACCTCCTGAACCTCGGCTCGTCGCTCCCACCGGCTGATGGCTTCGGACACCGCAAGTCTAACCCTCGCCGCCGAAAACTCATCAATGGGGTAGAAAAGGATGTTTCGGAGGTCTGTCCCGAAGTCGCGGTCGATCATCCGGCTGCCGATCTTGGTTCCGAGGATCTGCCGAATCGCCATCCGGATCTTCTCGGCTGAATCCGCCGGGGTAATGCCCACGATCTTCCCCGTCCGGCCAATGACCGAAAACCGGAACGGAAACGCCCATCCCCTTCCGATGGTGTCTACCCTTGTAGCCATTACTGCCTCGGCTTTCCGCAAAGCGTTTGCGGAGGATTTCTGACCACCTTCGCCTGGGTCACCTCTACGTTCAGGTTCGACACGAGGGTCTGGATCTGGATCAGGAATTTCCTCTTCCTCTCCGTATCATACTTTTTTTCCAGCTTGTCGTTCGGTCGAAGTTCCGCGATCTCCAGCCGCAGGGAGGACTCCCACATGACAAGGACGTTCTTCAGAAGCTCCACCTCAAGGTCGGGATTCCCCCGAAGGTAGCCCTCGACCAGAGTCACGACCATCTTGATGTTGTCGGCCTTCTTCCCCAAGACATCTCGCTTCCGGTTGACGTCGTCGATCTCCTGGTCCAGGGAGGAGAGGAACTTCCGAAGGCTCTCCATCCTCGCGGGGGCCGCGCTGTCCTGCAGTTCCTGGATGACCAGCAGGACGGAGTCCCATTGGGGTTCCGAAAGCCTGGACAGGAAGTCGGAAATACCGGACATGGAAGCCTCCCTAATCGCTCGTCGTGTTCGGGACGCACGGCCCCGGAAGGATTACCGCCCCTCACGTCGCCGTGTCACCCACCCTCAGCACCCCCAGCCCCTCGATGGTGGTCACCAAGGAGCCCATTGGAAATGGGCTCGCCGGTTGCGGGATCATGCCGTGCATGTGCGGCCCGACCATGTCCGTCACCTTCGCCATGATTCCGCAGTCACAGGTCACATAGGGGGTCGGGAGTGGCCCCGTTATCACCACCGCTCCGTGGCTCGTCAGCGACCCCAGGTACGCCACCGGCTGAGGCATCGGTCCCTCCATCGAGAAGGAAGAGGAAGAACTCCGCGTTCTCCCTCTGAATCTTCATTTCCTCGTAGGTCTTGATGCACCCCTCCGCCCTGGCCGGAAGGTCTTCAGGTCTCAACCGGATCTCAATCTCCATCCTCTCTTCCAGGAGGGCGTTCCGCCGGGACTCCAGGTTTTCCTTCAGGAGTTGCCCCTCCCCCGAGAAGGTTGCAATCCGCCTGAGAACTTCCTCCAGGCACCCAAGCTCGTGAACCACCTCCTCCAAGCGCTCCTTCCGATCTTGGAAATATAGTACCACCTGGTCGGAGATGGCCTTCGCTCGGCGCAGTCTCTCCCCGGTCACCTCTTCCAGAACAACCGAGGAAACCTTTCGGATACAGGCCCCCAGCTCGGGATCCGCCTCGAAGGCTTTCCGCCACGAGTTTTCGTCCGTCATCTTGTGAGAGGCCATGCTTCCCCCTACGGGCTTGGTGGATCCGGACAAGTCGTATCGGGCGGGATAGGAGGACAGATCGGCGGATCAGGAGGGCACGGGGGCGGCGTCGGCTGCGTCGGAGGCGTCCCGGTCGGGGCCCCCATCTTGTGAGAAATCGTCAACGCCTTGTCCTCGATGCTCCCCAACGCCTGCCGCGAGTAGCTCCCGAAGACGTTCGTGGTCATGCTCCCCATCACCCAGAGGGTGTAGTTTCCGAAGATCACGTCCGTCCGGTCCCCCACCGCCCACTGCTTCAGCCCTCCCTGGTTCACCCGCTGCTCCTGCCCCGTCACGAAAGTGTCTCGCTTCCCCTTGAGCTGTCGGGTTTCATTGATCGCGACCTCCAACCAGCGGTCCTTCCCGACCTTGACCGTGTGATCGAGTTCAACCATCGTGTGCTGGTTCCCCTTTACGTGGTGCCGATCATCCATCTCCACGAGCCGGTAGGACTTCCCCGCCACCCGGATCGAGAGTTCCCCCGTCGAGTCGATCTCCACCCAGGACTTGGAAGGCCCATGCCAGATGTGGATGCGCCCCTTCCCGGGCGAATCGTCCACCTCGATCACGATGCCGTTGTTCTTGGTTCGGAACACCTTGTTGTTCGGGTAGAGTGGCCCCCCCGCCGCCCGCAGAAAAGATCCGGGTTGGCACTCGTCCGTACAGGCCGCACTCTTGAACTTGTCGTCCCCCTTTGGAGAAACGGTGCTTGGATCGGTCTTCCAACACTGCTGACCATCCGACCGCGCCAATCCCGGCGTCTCTGGCGGCTGCCCAGTAGGTTGTCCCAACCATGTCCCCACCACCAGGGGGCGATTCACGTCTCCGCTCTCAAACTCCACGAAAACCGAAGCATTCATGTCAGGAGGAGAGAAGAATCCGCAGTTGCCGCTGCCTCCATAAGGCCCACCGGAAACGGTCGCCCAGTCCGTCATCAATGCAAGCCCGAGGATCTCGGGCACCCTGCACTTGACTCTCCCCAAGCGGAGGGGGTCTTGAACATTTGCCACCGTTCCCCGATAGCGACCGAAGTACCTTCGTTCGTCAACGGGAACAACTTCACCCGTGGAGGGAATACTCACTTCTTCTCCTCGCTCGGCTTTTTATTGCTCGGTTCCACCGGTTCATCCCTCCCCACCGACCCCCTGAAAAACAACGTGAAGGGGAGGCGGTTCTGGTGCCTGGACACCACCTCATGCCAAATGTTCGACGCCCGGTGAATCAAGAATCCCCACAGGACCGGCTCGAACCACCCCATCCACTCGAAGACCCCCATGACCTGGAGGAGGTAGGCCGCCCCGACACCGGCCCAGACGCTCTGGCAGTACCCGCACCGGGCGAAGACCCCAATCTTCCTCGGCTTCTCCCCCCTGCCATCCAACCACGCCCGGACGCCCTCGAACACCTCCGCCGTGGAGAGGATTTCCACCAATGCCTCGACAAGGGCGACGGCGATGATGAACTTCAGGAGCAACTACTCCTCCTTCTGGCACCCAGGACACCACGAAACACTATAGTTCTGACGCAAACGGCTGCTCCAAATCCTCTTGAGCACCAGTCGCGCCCCGCACTTCTTGCAAAATACGTTCTGCGTCGGTTGGATGGTCACGTTGGATCGTTTGACGGCGGTCGTGGAAGGCTGAGGCAAAGCCATCGGAATCTGCTTTGGACGCATGACGATTTCCCTGACCGCCTGCCCCTTGGAGATCGAATCCGCCGTCAGCCCCCGGGATTTCTTTCCGCAGCACCCCATAACACCCCCTACGACACAGAAACAGTGCCCGCACTCTGCGGCTCTACCGGAGTCCTCAATCCCGTGTTGGCCCCCGCCCCGGCCCGCACCACATCGAAGCGGACATTGTACCCGGCACCCAGTCCCTTCCCATCGGCGTTCATCTGGTGAATCACACCAGTCACGTAGTATTTTCCGCTGGACCGGCCAACTCCCTCGATTGTAATGAACTGGTTCGGGCGCAAGCTTTCCAGCCCGATCGATGATCCATGCCCGGCAACCACGTACCTTGACGCCTGCGCCATCCTGCTCACCTGATTTTGAAGCAGGCTTCTCTTCTGCTGATGCCCCTCCCCCGTTATGAATCTGACCGACTGCCCGATGTCCTGGATGGTCGCAAGGTCCTTCCAGTTTTTGTAATCGAGAACGGTTTGAACCTCGTCGGGAACCTCGGTAGAGTCGACCTGGATCTCCTCTTTTGTGACGGGGTCAATCTGGGTCATGGTGATCTTCAGGGAGCGCATGAAGGTGCGGGACCGAACCGTAAAATCCCTCATGTTCCCAAGGTGAGCTGACGGATCCATTTGCGTGAGGGTGATTCCACTTTCCTCCGGGCGCGGGCGGTGAAAATGAAGGACGGAATTTTCGACGTAGAGCATGTATCCGTAGAGCTTCGCCCGCCTTGCAAGAAATCTCCAGTCACTCTCGTTCGCCTGAAGCACCTGGTCGAGCACGGGAGTGGTGACGTCTGAATCAACCCCGAACCCGTTGCGCCCCGCGATGACCCCCGCGATGTCGGAGTCGGTCATCTTCTGGTAGACTTCTCGGCGCTCCGTATTTCCGAGTTTGATGGCTTCTCCGTAGCCGATCACCTCAACCACCGACTCCTTCCCCGTGAACTTGAAGGTGGGCCGCTGAACGATGAATTTCCCGTGGTCCACCACTCCGGGATTATCGAAGCCCAACGACACGTTAAAAGTCGACTGCTCCTTCGCAAGGATGGTCGAGCTCATCCGCTCGTCGCCATTGGAGAGGGTTATCTTGGCGTAGGGCACCTCGAAGCCAAGGGTTTCTTCGAGATAGATGTCCCTCACCACTCCGTTTTCGGGGGTGAATCCCAACACACTGAACTTCGGGGAGAACTTGTAGGGCACACGATTCGACACCGCAGACGGCCTGGCAAGCGAACGGCTACCCGCTACAGGGATTGCCCCCTTGAACCCCACGTTCGGGATAACGGGGGTGATGGGCTTTCCCAATCCCGATCCCCCGATCGGAAAACATGAAGCTCCGCGTCCCACTATCCAATCTCCTCCCTCGCCTGAAGCTCCCTGGTCGGGATGATGATTTCAGTCCCAGGCTCAATTTCAAGAGGGAACATGATCTTGCTGATGTCCGCAAGAAGCCACCACAGCCGGGGCTTTCCCGAATACTCCCATGCGAGCTGATCAAGCTGCTCGTCCTGCTGAAAGTCATGGAACACCAGAGGCTTTCTCATCTGATTCACGTTGAAGGGTTCACGGGCATGGAGGTAGCGTCTCACCTTGCCATCCTTCCCAAGGATGCCGGTGAATTTTACGCCCTCATACCGTGAGCCCTTGAAAACGCTCATGGAGGAAACTCCATATCTTCCGCTGCACCGCTGTACTGGAAGTCCATCGTCCTCAGCTCTTCAGTCGAGTAATCGGACGACTTGTTCTTGTCGTCATACTGCTCTCCCTGCGCCAGCTCCTTCAAGGTGACCGAAATGGTCGCCCTCATCGCTTCGCCCTTCTCGTTGATATGCGTCCGGTTGATCGATGCGCTGACCGCAATGGCCGTCTTCGGCGTGTACTCCCCCGCCCCCCAACCAGGAAGGATCACCTTCACGGGGATTGGCAGAGCATTCTTGGCCGTCCCCGGAGCGTCGTTCGTGATCTCCTTCCCTGCCATGAAGCCAGCCTCTTCGTTGGCGTCTTTCAATAAAGAACGAAATTCCTTCGTCGGCCTCACCATGCAGCAGAGGATGCCCCACACCTTTTCGGGGGAGAACCATGCCATGAAATGGTTGCTCTCGCCGTCGGACCTTTCCCCCGGCCCCCTCCCCGAATAGATGTCCCCATGCACCACGAAGGAAAGAGATATCTCACGAGGCTTCCAGGACTTGAAGGTCAAAAAGGTCACGTTCCCGATTGCGGGCTTGTCCTCGACGTTCATCTCCTGCGTCTCGGTGAAGCTCTCGGGCTGGAACTCACCCCGGATGGGGCCAATGCTCCAATACTTCGGCATTCACGACCTCACGCGGGCTCAACCCCCCGCAACGGGTGCCGCGATTCTTTCATGTTCCGCTCGAAGTTGATCTCGATCATCTGTTCCGAGATGGCCCTCGCCAGGGTCATGCCGTCCAGCTCCACCGTGACAGGAACCACCACCCTCACTTCGCCTCCTCCCCCGCCCGCGCCCCCTCCCCCGCCCACCGTCTCTTCCGCACGAGCTCCCCCTCTTCCCGCCGATCCCCTGGCCGTCGCCACGGCTGCCGCAACACCAGCCACCTTTCCTGCCCCCGCTGTTCCAGCCAATGTTGGCGGGCTTATGACCTCGGGAACGGCCATCTTCGCCATTTGAGAGGCGTCGGCCAGCTTTACGAACGCCTTCGTGAGGCGCGTAAGGAAAGGCATGACTGCCGCAATGCCCTCCACAATGTGCAGGAAAGAAGAACCGAAAAGCTTGGCCTTCACCGCGTCTGCCGTTTTCCCGAGCAGTTCAAAGACCTTGGACACAAGCGAAAGGTTGCGGAATTCCTTGTCAAGCGTCCCCACTTGCCTGGAGAAGACGCCCGTCGACGTGGACAAACGATTCAGCGACCTTTCGGACCCAGCGAACTTGTTGAACTCCGTTCTTAATGGGACAATTCTTGCACTCGTTATCCCAATGGCCTCTTCCAATCCGCTCCCGGCAAATGCTTTCGTGAGGGACTTCACCCCCACGGTTGTTTTCTTCAAGGACAAAAGCTCCCCCCTCAATTCGGGAACCCTGCTTGAGGTAATCGCAATGGCCTCCTCAAGCCCACTACCAGCGAACAAACCCGTCAGCTTTGCAACATATCCGACTGCCTGTCCGATGGGCTTAATTACGTAGCCGTAAATGGCTGCTCCAAACTTCGACATAACGTCGACCGTTATTCTTATCGCCTCCTCCAGCCCGCTGCCAGCGAAAACCTTCGTGAGGGATCTCACCTTCGCATTGGCCTCGTCAAATCCAAAGAGGAGGCCGTAGATGACGTAGGTCAGCGCCAAGACCGCCCCAATGACCAGAAGAATCTTTATCGTAAGTATGACCACCGGGGCGACCAACGCCCACGACTTGACTGCGGTAGCAACAAGCCATACCCCAACTCTTTTCAGGGCCGCGCCTGTCGCCCACAGAGCCGTGGTGAACGCGCCTTGCGCTGCCGCAGCAATCACCGCCGCGACTGCGTAGGCTTTCTTCGCAAGAGCACAAATACCCGTCCACAATGCGTTGGCCTTCAGCCGTATGGTCTCCCACATGGTGGTTTTTCCCAGCACGTTCCTTTCATAGTTCTCTTGCTGGATCTGAAGCTTCAAAGGCATCCGCGCTATCGTCTCGGCCCTGACGCCCTGGGTCACCCCGAACATGACCGGGATGAGTTTCAGGGAAGCCCCGAACTGCGCCCACGTGGCTTTCGTCTCCGCCATCTTGGCCTGAGCATTCTGGTAGGTCGCCGTCGACTGGAGTTTCGTCGCAGCCGTCGATCCTCCAGTTGCCGCGATGTAGATCAAAAGAGAAGCTATGCTCTTGATAGTCGAAACCACGAAGGATGCCATCAAGAACTTGGAAACAAGAATGATGGACGCCCCAAACCATCCCAGCACAACCAATGCCGACAAGACGGGCGTCGGGATCAATTTCAGGATATCGACGAAGAATTTGAGGACACCCACGAATACTTTCACATAGGGGATAAGCGCCAGTCCGATTTCAACGCCAACCGCCTTCAATGACGTCCACAGCGACTTCAGCTGGACGGTAAGTGTCTTTTCACGATCTTCCGCCTCCTGCTCAAGCGCCGTTTTGTCCTTCATCCCCTCGCTTGCTATCCCCAGCATTTCATTGAACTTTTCCGAATCCCTCAACGCTCCGGAGATCTGCTTGGCGTATCTTCCACTCGCGATTCCAAGGGATTTCAGCTTCGACGCCGCCACGTCGGCATCCATTTTTCCGAGTTCGGTGGCGAACATCTTCATCTTTTCTTCGGGCGACAACTTCTCCCACTCCCTAATCTTCTCGCCCGAAAGCCCAATGGCAGTCGCAAGCCGTATCCCCGGAATGCGCCCCTCCCCGAGCAGCTCCACCATCTTGGAAATCGGCTGAAGGGCCATTCGAGCCTGAACTCCCTTCTGCTCGAACGCCGCCGCCAACGCCATGATGGGGGCCTCCCCCACCTTGGCCTCTTTCGCTACGTCCGCAGTCCGGAGGATCAACATTTGGAGGGATTGTGAGGAAACCATAGTCTTGTTTTGGAGAGCCACCATGCCCGAGGCGAGGAGACCCAAGTTTTCGGTCGACTTGCCCGTTGCCAATCCTATGCGAGCCAGCGAGCTTCCTGCCGCCTCGGCAGTAATTCCCATCGCCTTCCCATAGGTAGACGCCAGACTCGTGAATTCCTCGATCCCCTCCGCCCCCTTGATCCCCATTTTCCCGGCCATCTCCGCCACGGGAAGAAGGGTCGCCGCGTCCTTTCCGGCAGCAAGAAACCTCCTCCCCATTTCATCCGCCGAAGTCCCCGCGTATTCCAGAGCGGTTCCGGCCTTCGCCATCTCCATTTCGACGTTCGCCGCCGCCCACACCATCCCCGTCGTGAAACCCTGGATCGCCGCCGCCGTGCCCCACACCCCACCCGAAAACAGATCGAAGTCCGTCTTTGCTTCGCTGGCCTGCTGACGAGCCATCTTCAGGGCATCGCTCGCCGCCTCGATCTCCTTGACGGCGGAGGTGGAGTCGCCCAGAAGCTCGATCAGAAATTTCCTGCCTGCTTCGAGCACCTACCGTCCCCCGCGAGAATTTCTCGGCATCTGCGATTCCAGCCACTCGTTATGCTGGAGGCACCGTTCGTGCCACCATGCCCGCTCTTTGTCGCTCATCTCCATTACATCCCGGAGCGTGATACCACCCTCGGTGGTCATGACGATGAAAAATGCCTGCTCTTTTACTTGTTGCCACGCCTCGGGAGATGGAACAAAAAATCGGACCCCTGAAAGGACATTTCGATCGGGGTCTGACACACGGGGCAGGGAACCTTCTGATCCAAAATGGGGCCAGGCAACGCGTCGTTGAACTTGTTTTCAAACGCGTCGAGAAGCGTTACCGGCTCCGAGTCGAAGAAGGTTTCTCTGAACGGCCCAACCTCCCCGTTCCATTCCACCAGGCATGCCGAGTAGAGCTTGTAGTTCGCCGCAATGGGGTTCTTCCTGATGTGCTCGATGACGATGGCCTGATCCCCTCCGTTCGGATACCGGAACTTCGCCGCCACTCCCTTGTGTGCGGCACTTGCGGGAACATCTACCCGAAACACCCGGATGCCGTCGGGCATCTCCAGCATCCCCTCCGCCAGTTGAATCTTCTCGACGATCTCGAATCCTTCTTTAAGGTGAATGGTTTCCAGCTCGTCCAGCTTGAAGGTGATGTCGATGCTGTTCTTGCACTCGCCGCACGTCACCCTGGACTTGATGGAGTCCCCCATCGAAATGCGGCGAATTTCCAACAGGAGGAAGTCCCGGTCCCCAATGAGCATATCCGAAAGGAACCGGGGAGAGATGGCCGTGACCGGCCCGACGCGCTTGAGGCAGTGAGAGAGGATGATGTCCGTAGTCTTGATGGGGTTGTTCCGCACCTCTTCCCGTGCGATGGATTTGCGCGTCAACCCCGTCATCGGGACGATCTCCGCGTCCCTATGAATCTGCTTGTCCTTCAGAATCCCACAAGGAAGGGTTACGCTCACCCCCGGTTCACTCTGGGCAGATTTCTCCTCCGTCATGGTTCTCTCCTTGGGCACCGCCCATAAACACCACCCCCATCACGAGGGGTTACGAGAACAACATGCCCTGTTTGGTGATGTTACCTTCGTGCTGCATCTCCATCGACTCGATTGCGACCTCGCTGGACATGGCGTCGAGATCGTCCATCTCCAGAGAGCTCGGCCACGCGTTCTCGACCGTGTACCTTCGCACCGGAGTTCCCGCCACGTCGTTGACCTGGATGACGACACCCGAGCGGTAGCCCTTGCCGCTCAGAACGAGCTTCCTCCACATCAGGAGGGCGAAACCTTCCTTCGTCGCCCCCTTCGTGAAGACCATGGCCGGGTACTCCCGCAGCCCGGCGAACTTCCTCTTGGCGAGGTTCTTGTCGCTTCCCTCGCGGTATTCCATGACCTCGCTCTCGTCGCGGAGGCCCGACACCTTGGAGAAACCAGCCCCGCCCATCAGGAGGAAAATGGCGCTGGTCACGTTGAATCTGAAAGTGACTGCCGGATCGGATACCCTTGCGTCCGCCATGATTCACCTCATGAAACGTCGGTCAAGCCCGCGACGAATCCATCTCCGCTTTCTCGAAAGCGATGGATAGCGATTCCATCGCTACCCTAGAACTCATCGCGTCCAGTTCCCCAAGCTCGTAGGCGATCGGCCACGCACGAAGGAATCTCATCTTCAGCGCGACCTCCCCCACGGGATTGTGAACCTCCAAGGTCACCGTTTCCCTGAATGGAGCGTTGTCTACCGCCTTCACCGTGTCGAACCAATTATAGAAGCTGTTGATGTCGTCAACTACCCCCTTGGAAAGTTGCAGCGTCCCCCCCTTGAACTGCCCGATGTTTTTCACGGTCTGGAATGGATCCATTCCATCCCGCTTCTCGTCTACCTCGATCTCCTCCTTGATCCCGCTGACCTTGGAGAATCCTCCCCTCAACCCAATCGGCCCGCCAGGTCTGCTGGTGTAGACCTCGTACCTGTAGCCGACGGCCAGAACTGAGGCAACAGCTTCCACCATCACACCTATCTCCTGGCCAGCTCTTCCTCGACCGTGCTGCCGCCGTCCCACAGGCCAACCCGGCACACGATGAACTCGGCGGGCAGCGGGGGGTTGATCCCGACTTCCACGTTCATACGCCCCTCGCGCCTCTCGGAGTCGGGGTTCGTCTCGGCATCGCACTTGGCGAAGTAGGCCCGATCCGGAGTCCCGTCCGGAGAGAAGAGCATCCCGCGCAAGAACATGTTTCCGAGGAACTCGTTGCACGTGGTCTCGATCGTCTCCCAGAGCCTCTGCTCGTTCAGCTCGAAGATGGAGAAGCGAAGGCCGGACTTGAGGCTCTCCTTGACGAAGTTTAACACCCTGCGGACGTTGACGTAGTGCCTGCCGTCCTTGTAGTTCGTGAGCGTCCTGGCCCCCCAGACCCGGATCCCCTCGCCGGGGAAGGACCGGATGACGTTGATCCCCGCCGGGTTCAGGAGGTCCTGCTCCCCGTCCGTGCAGAGATGAGTCAGATCCAGCACCCCGCGCAGAATGATGTTTGCGGGAGCATATTGGACCCCCCTCGTCGCACCCACTTCCGCGAACACGCCCTGGATGAAGCCCGAAGGCGGGAGGGCGACGCGGGCATTGTTCTGGTTCGGGTCGCGGACGATCACCCACGGGTAGTACAGGGCCGCGTAGGAGGTGTCGAAGTTCGCCTCGATGTTCCGGAAGTTCAGGATCTCCATCGCCTCGTCGTCGGCCAGCGGGGCATCCAGCACCGCGATCAGGTTCCCCTGCAGGTCGGCCCAGTCCGCCGCCGCCCTCTCCACCGCCACCGTGGTCACCCCGGGGATGGAGAAGAAGTTCAGGTCCGGCGCATCGCCCAGCAGGAACATCCCGCTCTTGGGAGACAGATCCGACCCGATGTAGTCGCCATCCGTAACCGTGGCTCCGTCCGATCCTCCTGCCATGCCCACAGAAGGAACCGGAAGAGGAAGGGCCATGTTCGGATTGACCACGATCGGGAAGAGGTCGGTTGCCGAGACGATTTTCGACTCATTGGACTGCCCGGCAAGCCGCGTCCCGAAGTAGTCGCGGGTGTTCGCGGACTCCATCGAGAGCCCCTCGAAGGACTCCGCGAACTTCCCCTTCTCGTAGACCTTGAGATCGAACTCCTGGGAGACCGCGATGGTGGTCCCTGCCGGAAGGGTCACCCCTCCCGTGGTGACCACGGGGGCGAACCGAATGAACTTCCCGTCGATGCGGGTCACCACCACGCTGGCGTAGTTCAGACCGTCGTCGAAGTACATCCTCGCCCCGACGGAAAGGTTCGACGTGTTTCTGAGAAGAACGCTGGTCGCCCCGTTCGGAAGGGGATCGGCCAAGAAGGTCGAAAGCCTGTGGCTCGTCGCGCACTGAACAAGGCTCCCGTCCGGGAAGTTGAAAGCAGCCGGGACACCCTGAAGGGGTTCCACGTTCAGGATCCGCTGGGAGACGTTGATCGAGTACACGAAGGCGTAGGCGACATTCAGGCTCACCGAGTCGTAGATCCGGATGAGATCGCCGACCTTCGTGTTCCGCAGGGAGGACACCGGAATCTGGGTGGAACCGATGGCGACCGGAAGAACCCCCGTCGGAGGATGGGAAAGAGTCGTCCTCCACCTCTCGGTCTGGACCGCGACATCATCCCCCCACGCCCCAGCCGAGATCGCATCCAGGTTGATCGAGCCGTTTCCCTCGTGGTCTGCCAGCACGACGTTGGCCGCGATGGCTCCTGCCCCCAGAACCCGGGCGATGAAGCACCGCGTTCCGCCCTGGTTGAAGAAGGCGCCCACCGAGGGGTGCATGAACGACCCCCCGTAGTCCTTGCCGTACTTCTGCTCGTACTGCGAGAACGTGGTGACGATGTCTGCCCGGTCGATCGGACCCTTCTCCGTCACACCCACGAACCCGCCCGTGTTGACCGACACCCCGACGATGCGAGGAATGCCCGCCTGTTCGATGACGAACACGTCGGGATGGAGGGTTTCGATGCCTGCCAGCGCCATGGTGTCATCCTTTCATCGGAAGTCCTTGCCCTTCGCTTGGGCTTGCCTCTCCTTCTCAGTTCGGGAGTCACTCCCCGGACCTCGATGATGGCTACCTTCTCTTGGCGGTGGCATCAACGATGAACTTCGCCGCCAGAAGCTTCTGAACTTCGGCGCTGCCGAATTGGCTTTCCGAGACCTCCAGGATCTGCTTCGGGACGATGTGGAGGCTTTCCCTCACGCCCCCGGAGGTTGTGTCGAGGTTCATGGAGATCATCCTTGGGCTGATGCTCATGATCCTCCGCTTCGGTTCAGCATCCGGCATGACGCTACTCCTTTATTTCCACTTTCTCACGATATACTCTACGAAGGTGCGCTGGCAAAAGCAAGTTGCAAGTATGCTCGCTCCCGATCGAGAGGCCCACCTCGCTAACAAGGTGCTCGGCCTCCTCGCCATGCAGCCAAATCTTCCCCATGATCAGGATCGTGATGGCTCCGACGTAGAGCCCCTGCGCGATGCGGTCCTCTGAAACCTCGTTCAACTGCTCAAGGATGCCATACCCCTCCCCGCTGGCCACCGAGTTGAAGACACCTCCCTGGTCAAGGATGCGGCTGAGAACGTCGGTCATCCTCAACGCCTCGCGTTTCAAGGAAGATTGAACGCGAACAACCGCCGTGATCTTGTAGTAAACCCGTGCCGTTTGGCTTTTGCCCTCCATCCTCGACAACGAACGCTCCCTCTCCGGAGCCCACGACTTGATGTCGAGATACTGTTCCAGCCGCGTCACGTAGATCACTATCGAGGGGATCTTGCTGATGTTGAGAAAATCCTCGGCGCTTACAAAAACGTCAGGAGCCCCCGTGAAATTGATCTCCACCTGCCCGATCTGCGGCCCAACCATGGCAACCGTCCTGCCATCCGGACCGCCAAGGGAAGCGAAGAGGTTGATGTTCCTACCGGGGTCTACCCCAAGGTTGTAGACGGTGATCGGCTCCATCACCCGCACGTCCAGCCCCACGTCCTTCTCGATGGTGACGGTCAAAGACGGAGACGCCAGCTCAGCCATGTAGTGCATGGAAACAGCCACGTTGGCGTCGAGGTACCGCTTCATAGAGCGGGTGACGTCTTCGTAGATGTCCATGGTGTGATTGTTGTAGATGTAGATGTTCTGAAGAACGGGCTTCTGCAAACCGTTTGCGCCAGGAATCAGCTTGACCCTGATCTTCAGCTGCTTCGGGCTGATGAATGGGAAGATCGGAATTCTCCGGTCCACCATCGCCTCGTCGTTGAACACCCCCTCCAATGGCCCCACCGCCGGAACCCACGCATCCGGACCGTCCACCCAAATCCTCCATGTAGCCCCGTCGTCATTCGAGAGCTGAAACGCAAGATTTGCCGCCTGCGCGGCGGGGAGACCCGGTATCACGGGATCAACGTACCCGAAGGTCTCGAATCCGAAGTATCCCGTGAGGCCATTCGCAATCCAGTTCGGAACCTGGATGACCCCCTCGTAATACTTCCCGTCGGCAGCGTATCGGTCACGGTCCACGTCGAGCCTGACAAGCGTCACCCCCTCCTCGGGAATCACCACCGCCCTGTCCGCCACCCCAGGAGGAGTAGGCGTCTCGATCACAACGCCGGTTGGATCGGCCAGAGATTCAACCCTAATGGGCACTACCCAATCTCCTTCAACAGGTCGGTTATGAGAGGGTCGAGCACCTCGTTCGCAAAAGCGTTCAGCTCCTCAATCGCAGGAGCAAACCACGGTCTCGGAGGAACCATGAGAAACTTGGTGTCAGGCTTCAATGGAAAACCCTTCGCCGCGAAGAAGCCCCTCACACCGTCGGTCACGGGAATCGTGGCACCCTTCTCATGAACCATTCCGACCATCGTCAAGTCTTGTCCACGGCTGCCCTTCGCTCCTTCAGGAATCCCAGCATACCACCTCTTGCCTTCCTGCCACACCGAGATGGAGTTGACGAAAGATCCCGTGTCGACGAGGATCTTTTCCTTGCCCTTGAGAAGCTTCGTAACTTCGTTCAGGTCTTCCCAAGAATCACGGCCCCCCTCGATCCCCCTGACGATAAAGTCCTTCCCTGCCTCTGCCAGCTGCTTGAGGGCCTCTTGTGTACGCCTCCCCTCAAGGATCTTCTCGATCCTCGACAAGTCCCGGATCAACTTTCGGAACTTTCCGTAGGGCGCAATCCTGATTCCTATGGGCATCAGATGCTCCCGAGCCGCTTGCGGGTCTGCTCTACATCCACGTGCAGGAGGATGGGCCTGGCAAACGACTTCGTCCGGTTCCCGTAAAGGGGGCTCCCCTTGCTCGCCTTGATGACCGTCCAGTCGCAGGGGATGCCATTGGTCGAGACGATCCTGTCCCCCTTCTTGGGAAGGAACCCGACCTGCACCTTGTCGAGGTCCGTGAATCGAAACACGAAGTGCCCCGTGGTAGGAAGGCCGTCTCCCGTCATGGTCCGCTCCAGACGGAATGAGGACTCGCCCCCCACCCACTGCCCAATGACCTCGACGGGGTCGGACCAGACGCGGTTCTCCTTGGCCTCCCTGAAGTCAGGGTCCTGCACGGTCTTGGTCTTGGAGAACACGCGGATCCCGACCTTGATCCGGTTGATCCGCACGGGATGTCCGCTGGTGAATGGCAGCATCACGCGTACCCGATGAACATTCCACCCGCGTCGGGAGTGAACTCCGTCAGGATGTCATCCACCGTTGCATTGCCGGTGGTGATCGCCCCTCCGCCGGGGCTGTTGATCGCCTTCAGCGGCGAGAGGCTGTAGGAGTACCCCTCGACCGACTCGCTGTTCAGCCGCGTCCCGATGCCCCCGGGGGACTCCGACGTGTCGTAGTTCCCGATCTGCCCGTACCCCGCCTGGATCTGGTCCCGGATCAATATCATCGTCGCTAACTGGATCCGATCGGGAACCCTGCCGTACCGCGTGATCTTCGTTCCCGTGGGCATGGAGAAGGGGACGACGGGCTCGAAGATGATCTTGAGAGGAGCCGTCGTGACGATCCCCGTCACGATGGCCGGGTAGGAAAGGGGCTCGGGCTCGCTCCCGATCAAAATGGCGTCCCCCACGGCGATCCCATCCACGCTGTTGACGAGAACCTCTTTCGGGTCCGGGATCCCCGTGACATCGGACATCGACACAACCAGCGGGGCAACCATCCATACCTGGGTCTTGACGAAGTCGTCCACGAGCCACCCGAACACCCCATCCAGGACGACGAAGTGGGGGGAACTCGGAAGCCTCATGGTGTGAGTCATCATCATCACGTACCGTGGCTTCACCTGATACGCGACATTCGGAATCTCCAGGTCGATCAACCCGTCCTTGAAAAACCGAAGGGAGAAAAGGTCGAGGATGGGGATCAAGTTCGGGAGGTGCGCCACGCTCCCCCGCGATCCATCCACCTTGGCGCGGAGCCTGATGGGGAGGAACCATTGACTGGTGAGACGGTTGATCCAGTGGCTCACCATTCGGATCAGACCTCTCAGCCGGTCATCTCCAATGAGGGTGTCTGGAATGCCGTTCGCTCGCACCTGTTCCAAGGTGACGTAGGCGAAGGCGGTCTGGAGTCCTGTGTTACCGAATCCTGCGGGCATGCCAACCTCACATCCCGCCGCGACCGAAATTCAGCTTCACGCGGACGTAGTGAAAATAGAGCGTCGGATCGGCGAAGTCCTCCGTCGCTTCTCTCCACTCTCGCACCGAAATCCCCATCTGATCCGACGGAAATCTCCTGGGGTTGAGCATCGACTGCCGATTGTTCATGTTGATCGGAGGAAAGGGACCAATGGGGGTCCCGCTGGCGTTCACCTCGCGGAGCAGGTAGTTGCCCGATTCGGGGGTTCCCATGCGAAGGAAGCTCTCGGCATCCCTCGGGTCGTTCACTGGAGTGATGCACCCAGGATAGAAAAGGTAGGCGAGGCCGCTGCTCGGCCCGAGGAGGTTCTGCGTTGCGCTGAATCGGGCTGTGAAGTATCGCGTGACCATGCGTCCTCCTTTTCCTCATCCTACCCCCGCCGCGTCCGGGGGTCAAGGAATGCCGGGAGGAGACAAAAAACGGCAGGCCAACCCTTTCGGGCCAGCCTGCCGTCTGGAGGTTCAGAGACACCACCCGCGCCGTGTCAGATGACCAGCGTCCGGCGGCGGATGTTCTTGACCTTGACCACCGCGTCGACGTTCTCGGTCTGGGCGTCGACCTGGTTGTACACGATCGTCTCGATCTGGTCGGTGTTCTTGTTGAACTCCGTGAAAATCCTGGTCCCGTCCAGGATGCCCCAGATGAAGTTCTTCGGGTTCACCAGCCAGATGAACGACCCCTCGTACACCGTGTTGGCCGTGCCCGCGACCGCGCCCGTGTGCGTCACCGGGGCCACCGGCCAGAACGGCGGCGGGCCGGGGAACGGCGGAGCCCCGAGGAGCCCCAGCGTGGTGTACGCCTGGATGCCGGTCGCCACGGACAGGACCGTGATCGTGCTCGCCCCGCCCATCGTCGGGCTTTCGATCAGGAGGCGACCCTCGCGGTCGTCGCGGGCCACGTCCTGGACCAGGGTCGGGATGGCGGCCTTGAGGGCGGCGTTGATCTGCCGGGCCACCTCGACCGTGTTCAGGGTGCCGTGCGTCAGGACGATCGTGACGCCGGGGCCGGGGAGGCCGTCCACCTGGAGGAGGAGCGTGTCGTTGGAGCTGGTGATGACAAACGGCCCGAACTCCGCACCGAGCCACTCGGCGCGGGTCGCCTGGAGGATGGTGATCGGGGCGTCGTCCGGGATCAGCGGGACGCGGATCATCGGGGTGCCCAGCGGGGACATCTCCGCGCCCTGGAGGGCCGCGTCGCCGAGGATCGTTCCCCGGTCGCTCACGACGTCCGCCCAGTCGGTGGCGACGGCGTCGCCAACCAGCCAGCGCAGGCCCGGGTCGTTCTTGTACTGCTTCGGCATCCGGCGCTTGGCCTCGGAGAAGATCCCCTTCTGGATGCTGGAGCCCTTGACGTCCACGATGTGAGCTCCCTCGGTCGCCACGTTCCAGCCGTTGAGGCGGCGGAGCAGGCGGTCGCGGGGCGTGGTGCCGACGGTCGTGGTGTCGCCGTTGATCCCCAGGTCCTCCATGTCCGTGGCGATCCGCTCGACCATCGTGTTCATGATCGTGGACTCGAACTCGTTCTGCTCGATGTTGCCCTGGAGGACCTCGGTGGTGATGTTCCAGGCGCTCCGCACCTTCTGGGCGCGAAGGACGATGCGCTGGAACTTGGCCCTGGACAGGTTGCCCGTGTCCGTGGCCTCGTCCACCGACTCGGTCACCGGCTCGCCGATCCACAGTTTGTCGACGTCCATGAGGGGACGCGGCATCCTGATGAACCTGCTGAGGGGAAGAAGGACCGAGAACTTCTTCACGAGAGTGATGAACTGGGTCTGCTGAAGCGGGTTCAGCATTCCCCCGGACAGCAGGTCGCTCGTGGCGATGGTCTTCTCGATCATCTCCTCGTTCAACCCGCCGACCCCGCGAGTGGCCGTCTCCGACATGGGAAAACCTCCATCACAAAATTCCCAGTATTCCCCCGAGGGGGCGACCGGTTGACTTCTCTACTCCTTGTTCCCGTACCGTCCGAGGGCCTGGCGGGAGGCTCCGTCGAAGAGACCTCCCCACATGCCCCGCTGCATCTTGGAGGCGGGCCGCACCGTGGGATCGGAGGTCCCGGAGGGGCCGCTGTGGCTCACGCCCCCGGCCTTCTCGATGCGGTTGAGGCGGCCCTCCATGGTGGCCATCCGCCGGTTCTCCTCGTTCACCATCTCGCCCACGGTGTCGATCGACTTCTTGATGTCGGCGAAGGACGCTCCGCTGTCCTCCGAGATCTTCTCGAAGGCGGCGGTGAGCATCTCCTTGGCGATGTCCGTCGACTTCTCCAAGACCGAGCCCATCGCGGCGTCGAACTTGCCCACCAGGCCGCTCTCCAGGACGGCCATCCCCTCGCCGAGGGCTTTCCCGAAGGAGACGACGTCCGTGCTCTGCGGGAGCTGGCCGGTTTCCTTCAGGGTTCGCATGGTGAGGTCGAAGGCGTCCTTGGCGGTCGGGGCGGTCGACTTGATCTCTCCGCCGACCTGAATGTTCCGGCGGGAGTCGGAGACCCCGCTCGTGCCCACGTCGGTCGAATCCGCCTTGGGTGCCTTGTCCGGGATGTAGGCCCCGCCCCCGATGCCCTTGGCCCCGGAACGCGGGGCGAAAGGACCGGTGGCGACGATCGCGGAGAGGGCCGTCTTCTCCTGGGGTCCGAGCGCCGCGCCGGAGACCTGCTTCGCCACGACGTGCCGGAGGGTCCACAGCGAGTCGTAGATCGCCTTCTCCTCCTCGGTCATCGGGGTCTCTTCGGGGGTCTCCTCGGACGTCTCTTCGGGCGTCTTCGACCCGAAGGGAGTGGCCGCGCCCGGGAAGGGCTTGCCGTTCTTCTTGGAGAGGATCGAGGCGATGTCGCTGGCGAGGTCGGCGGTGGTCGGGACCGACTTCTTCGCCTGGCCGAACTTGGGGGCCTCGGGCTTGAGGGCACCCTGCTCGGGCTGCGTCGCCGGGGTCTTCGGGGTTTCGGTGTTGCGCGGGGTGATCGCCTTCTCGGCGGCGGGCGGAACGACGGTTCCCGTTTCCGACGCAGGAGCCGTTTCCGTCGGAGTCGCGGGGCAAGTCTCCGGGCTCTTCATGAGCATCCCTCCTATTCCTTTCGATCCGATCTCCGCGAGAACCTGGAGGCCCTTCTTCAGGTCTTCGCTGAGGGTCATCTGCGGTACATTCTCCACCGCCGAAGATCCTTTTGCAAGAGCCTCGGCATCATCCAGCGCTTTCGCAACCGCCTCGGTGAAAGATGTTCTCGGGTTCGCTGCCTGATTCTCTCTTGTGGAGGCGATGTGGTCAAGCTCCAGATCGTTGATCGTGCGTGCGAGACCGGACGCGGTCATCTCGACGGACACCGCATCGCGGTTCTTGAGGTTGAGCTTTCCACCGATGGAGAGCTGCTTCTTGCAGGTCCCAGAAGCGATCTCCTTGAAGAGCTTGCGACCCTGCGGGAAATCGCCGTCGAGTTCAAGTTCCACCGCGAACTGATGGAACTTCCTTCCGCCCTCCTCCATCTCCTTCAGCTCCCCGCCCACGGTCTTCCCGAACTCGAACACGGAGCGATGGGTCTCAAGGAGAGGAACTCCCGCCTTCGCGGCGTCCACCATCTTCTGGAGGGCCTTGATGCCCATGCGGTCGCGCTGAAGGTCGAGCTTGTCGTCGGAGGCAACGGCGCGAACGAACATCTTGCCCTTCTCGTCCTGCCACGCCTTTTCGCATACGGCGTCGAACTCGAAGCGGATGTCGTTACCGAGAGGCATCGTGCTCTCCATTTCTTCCTCCGCTCCCCCCCGCGAACATCATCCCGTTGTAGGCAAGGCGTCGAGCGTCAAGCAGCAACTCCTGAACGATACTCAACGCCTTTTCCTTACCATCCGACCTTTTCTGCGATGATACCCGCCGAGGAGATTGCGCGTCAATACCTAACTTTCTTTTGGGAGAATTTTCTCCCCCCTTCCCTTTACCCTCCGCCTCCGCCTCGGGCTCCTCTTCCGGCTCCTCCGGAACGGGAATTTCTGGGGCAGGCTCGATCCCATCGGGAAGAGGCATCCCACCTGGACCCCCAGGAGGTGCCGGAGGAGTCGGATACTTTTCCTCGTCCTTCTGGGCGATCGCCAGAGCGAGCCCCGCCGTGAGCTCCGCAAGAGCAATGGAAATGGGCTTGTCCGCGAAGAAATAATCCTTCGGATACGGGGGCTTGCCCAGGCTCTCTCTCAACTCGTTCGGAGTCATAGCACCGAGGGACGCGTAAATCTGATCCATCCGAGCCGAGTCGAGCGGATCCGTCAAGGTCAATCGAGCAAACCGGAACCGAACGCGGATGAGCTTCCGCATCTCCTCAATCTGCGATAAATCGTCCTCTTCGTCGTCTCTCCAATCCGGCTTCATTTTGGAGATGAGAAGGTCGGTCACGATCGTCTGATTGATGATGTACTCCTTCATCAGACGGTCGGGTTCCAGCTCCTGCTCATTGGTGATCTCACGAGCAACCTGGGCGTTGGCTCGGTTGGCTCCCTCCGCCTGAAAGAAGATTTGCGCCAACCCAAAGGCTTCCCGGATTTCCTCGTCGTTGTCCTTCCGGTAGGCTCCGAAGCTCTGGTCCTCGGTCACCCCCACGGTCAGGGGCTTCAGTTCAACCATCGTTCTGTTCTGCTGCTGGAACCCGATCTTCGCTGGTTCCACCTGGACGATCATCACGCGGTGAGCCTGGTCTGTCCCCCTTCCCTTCCCCCGCACGAAATCCTCAATCTGCTGCATCGAGTCCGGCGTGATCTTCCCTCCAGAAATCAGGAGAGCCATTCTCGGAACCGCGTCGTTCTCGAAGAAGGCGACATTCCGGATGGCCGCCTGCCGGTTTCCCGCGATGGCCGTCGCGGCGGAGACGTACCGGGGCGCTCCGTAGAAGGAGCTGATGGGGTCGTAGATGGCGAACTGAAGGATCTCTGTGGCGCGGTCGGATGCGGGGAGGACTTCCTTGCCCCTGAACCACTTTCCCGTCTTCGCATCCATCACGCGATTGTCCCCGAATTCCTTGAAGTACCGCTTCCTCGCCCCGCGAATCTGGATGTACCCGTAGACCGTCTTTTCGTTCCCCTCGGTCATGATCCTGCGACGAATCGTCGTCGCCGGAGCGTGGTACATCCTTGCAATGTTCTGCGAGTTGTTCCTCACGATCTCGATGTACCCCGTGCCCATCGCCTCCTCATCCACCTTCTCCAGGTACATGAGCTCGGTCATGGGGAGACGTTCGTTGGGATAGGAGAAAAACTCACGAAGGACCTCGGTCTGCTCCTGGATGGTTTTCTTTTCCTCATCCGGAGTCTCGGGAGTCACTGGATGAATGGGCTCAATGTGCCATCCTAAACCGACCGTGTTCCTGGCGTAGGTTCGGATGCACCGGGAAAGACGAGTGCTCTGCCGCCATGCCTGAGCCCAGATGACCGGATTGAATGTGGGAGGAACGAATTCCCCTGCAGCCAATCTCTCGAAGTCGTCAAGTTGCCCCGACTTCAATTGGCTGGGCCCTTCGTCCTCCTCCTTCTTCTTTTTTCCCTGGGCCTCGATACTGTCTCTTCCGACGAAGATGACCTTGAGAAGGGTGTCCATGTCTTCCTTCCCAATGCTCTTCTTGAGAAGGGCTTCACCCGCCACTTCCATGAATTCTTCCGCCATACTACACCGCCCCCAACTCTGCCCACACAATGACAGCGGATTGCACCTCTCCGGCCACGGCTCCGGTCACTCGGAACCTGACCTGCATGCCCGGAACGAGGTAGATGTGGAATGGACTCGCAGAATTCGGCCATGCGTAGAGCTTGCAGGTGCAGCCGAGCACCTGGTCGACCCCGTAGACCTTGTCGCCGTCGAGCACCTCGACGAAGATGTCTACCGGGGTGACATTCTTGCGCTCCCACAGGATCGTGGCGAGTCGGAAGGGGTGATACCGCGCCCCCGCCACAAGGCTGAAATCCCCCGCCCCGCTCATGAAGCCGCGTTCCGGCTGGTAGGTGCCTTCGGAAGCTCCCATCGTTGACTCCCCAAAAGACAATCCTAACGTATCCCCCTGCAGCGTTTACGTCAAGGTTTGGCCGAAAGGGCGTCATGGGGCCGCGCCTCCGCCTCGATCTTCTTCCACCCCTGCGGGCGATCAAAGCAGATGTCGATCTCATTCTGCGGAGTGGACGTTCGGGCCGTCAGGTCTTTCATCCCGAGGTCCGCGAAGGGATCCATCTGCTCCATGAGTTTGACCACCTGGAGAGCCAACCCCGAGCAGAACAGCGCCTTGTGGGCCTTGCCGGGCCGGAAGGTGACTCCCAGCCAATGGAGGGGCGTCCAGAACCACCGCTTCGCCAAGATCCAGATGGCCCACAGGCCGATCCCGTAGAAGTCGTAGTACCAGGAGAGGTAGCGGTTGAGGGCAACCCTCATGGTCTTGTAGGCCGCCTCGTCGGAAACGATGGCCTCGAACTCCGCCACAACGGTCTGCTTCCCCAGGGCCACGTCGTAGGGGCTCGCCCACACCCCGCGTTCCATGGCCTCGAAGCAGGCCCAATCCCCTTCGTAGACCCCGCCCGGCTGGAACTTCACCATGACGTGGGAGCATCTCCGTTCGGGCTCACTCTTCCGCTGGCTGAACCAGCAAATCGCCCTGGAGATGATAGAATTCGTCCTGGCGAACACGAGTCGAATTTTCACTGACTCCCTCCATCCTTCTTCAACGGCTCGATCAGATTCGTGTGCTGCTCGATCAGCCGCATGATTCCTTCGGGTGCGTCCGTCCCCTCGAAGACCATCTCAACGTCCGTGACATCCGAACGACGACCAAGGATGCTCGTCCTGGGGGACATGCTCACCTTGAACGAGAGGCGGGTCGCCTCGGAGTTGCCCATGATGTCCCGCTGGGCGTCCTTGATCTCAGCCTCCTCGATCCTAACCGACATCCGAATCCGCAGTTTCTTGAGAACGATGGCGCTGGGCTGGACGAGTGAAATCAGCGGCACCTTCACGAAGTGGCTCGGGCTCAATTCGACCTGAACCATCTTGGCCCGGAGGGTTCCGTCCTTATCCTTGTCGAAATACTGGTTGATGAGGAGGATGAATTGCTGGCCCAACATCGCCGTCGTGGTCGAGGCGGCATGTTGCATCCCTCGGGTAATGTCGGTCAGGTTGTGCTTGCTGACCGGCTTCCCCTCCCACCATTCCTTCAACCAGCCCAAGGATCACCTTCTACGGCTTCGGAGGAGGAACCTCGTTCACGAGGGTCTCGGGTTTCTGGGGCTCGACGTTCGCGGGCATGGTCCCCGGCTTCGTCGCTGCATCCACCAGGTGGTCGATGATCCGCTGAAGACCCTCGGGCGCGGGCTGGCGCTTGGCCGTGATGTGGATGGTGTACTTCGCCCGTGTGTCGGTCTTCCGGGTCTGCTCGCTCTTGTGGGAGAGCGACCCGTGGACACTGACCTTAAACGGCCCCCACCCCACCGTGGCTTCGAGGGTCGCCTCTCCAGCCGTCGCGGACTTCTCCTCCTCCGCCTGGGAGACCGTCAGCTCAAAGTCGATGGTCCCCTCCTCGATGCAGATGCAGGGGTGAACCACCGCAGCCATGAGGGGCACCCGGATCGTCCGCTTCATCGCCCCCGTGATCTTCCCCTCGGAGTCGGTCAGGGTCTCGTCGTAGTCGAACTGGACCGCGACGGCCTTCCCGTCCTTGATGCAGACGGCCAGGAGGAAGTCCACGTAGGCTTTGCTCGCCTGGACCTGGGCCTGGACCATCGCCATCAGGGGGATGGTGATCATGCGATCCAACGGAAGGGCGTTGAAAACGCTGCCGACAAAAGCGGGGTCTACTCCAGCCACGTTTCACCTACTTTCCGATAACGAGATTCAACACCCCGAGGGCTATGGCCGCAAATATCCCGATGGCCGCCAGAACCGTGGTGATACTGAATCTTGACCGCTCCGCCGCATTGGCCCTGCGTTGCTCCTCCTCCTCCACCCACTGCCCCAGATCCCGGACCATCTCCTCCAGGCCCGGCACGTTCGGAAGCCCCTTCAAGATCTCCATGATGCCCCGGATCTTGTCATCCACAGACACCACCGTCCCAGTGGCCGTCTTGGCGGCATCTTCCCGCGCCCCGTTGATCCGCCCGCCCAAGTCCTTCTTCGCCTCGCTCAACTTCTCTTCGAGCGTCTTGACCCGCGTAGACAGGGGGTCAATCTGCGCCCCCATTTTTTCCTTCATGGCGAGGGCGCACTTCTCGGTATGCCTTTCGATCTCCGCCTTGATCGCCAGCTCGATTTTCGGGAACTGCTCCGTTGCCCGGGGGTCCGCCGGTCGTGAAGAAACAGATCGGGGTTGAGGATCGTCCTGGGGGAGCCCCCGCTCCAGACGCCTCAAAGCCTCCAAAATCTGCTTCAGAATGTCTTCCTGACCCATTGCTTTCCATCTCCACCCATGCGTCGAAGAGGCGGTGGATGCGTTGGAGCTCCCCCAGAATTTCCTCCCTCGTCAACCGCATCTCTCTCGCTGCCATCTCGCCCTCCGAATCTTTTATCATTCTACCAAGGATCAAAAAGGTAACAAGTTATCCCGGCCCTGCCTTCGCATCCGTCACCTTGGAGCTATGGGGGAGAACCCTGGTATCGACCTTCGGACACCGCGTCTCAAACATCTTCAGTACGACGTCGGCGGCCTCGTACGGGAGGAACTCGTTCGCGGGGGAGTCTGGTGTTGCGCTGATCACCTTGAAACCCCTCTCCTCGAAGTGGGGCAGGAGGCCCCTCAACTGCCGGACGGAGTCATCGTACAGCCGCCTATTCTGACCCACCTCGCCGTCGTCCAGATTCGTCTCCCAGGCGTACTGCGCCTCCTTGGAAATCTTGAACCCGCACCCGGCCAAGTACACCGTCCTGAACCCCAGGCGGTACGCAAGCTGGAGAGCGATAAAGAAGGTGTTCTTCCACCACACCAAGTCCCGGTCCCTATTCAGGAGGTTGGTCGCGTTGAACCCTTCCTTGGTCCCGAAGAAGAACGTGTTGGGACACTCCTGCCAGGGGCGTCCGAGAACATCGAACCTCCGCCTGCTGATGATACCGAACTTCATGACCGTGGGGTCGACCAGGATGCTGGGATCGTAGCACACGGGCTTGTCCCCACCAACCCACATAGTTGAATGGATGACCGTAGCCGAGTTGTTGATCGCAAGAACGGGTATCCGCAAACCGTTTGCGTGATCTGCGAACTCTCGAAGCGAAGGAGCTCCCCCGGCGATCACGCACTCCTCGCCCAGGAACAGGTCGTCCATGTCAATCGCCAGCCGAACGTCGTTCTTCCCGAACCGATAGAACATGACTCCCCCTACCTCGGTCCCACCGTCCCGACCTCACCTACGGGGCACCCCAGAGGACCGACCGCGTGATTGGACTTCAGAACTCCACACCAAAGCGTCGGACCTGGGTAGTCCAGGCAAGATGGCAGAACATCCACGCCACGGTACAGGGCCTTCATGCCGTCGTACCACCACCGCTGCGCGTCGTGCAGGAATATCGTTCCCGTGTCCTTCAGGAGACCCTCCGCCTGGATCCCGCACTGCGTCCGGGCCACCCCGTCGATCAGGATCACGTCGAATTTTCCCAGCCCGTCCGCCGCATGAATGTACTCCCCCAGAAGGCGGGGGTCCTCCTCGAGGATCGTGGCGTTCCTACCCGCCTCGCCGGGCTTCACCACCAGACTGCACCTTCCAGACAGATGTGGGATGACCGCGTTGGCCCAGCCGACGTGGTGCTCGATCGAGATCATGGTGGCGTCGAGGGGGAGGTTCCCATCGAGCCAGATCGTCGTCCCCCCGCATCCCCACTCCAGGTACCTCCCTCCGGGAGGGACGCTCTCCGCGATCCTCCTCCTGTGCGCGTCCCCCATCAGCATCTTGACCGGGCTCGGCATCATGCGGGGGCTCCCACCAAGGCACCCAAAAGGTGGTCCGACAGCCTCTCCCGGAGCACATGGAGCCCGGCGTTGGCCTTCACCCATGCCCGACCGGCACTGCCGAAGCGGGCCGCCAACTGCCCGTCCAGGAGCAACTGCTCCGCCCGAGCCTTCATCAGGTAGTAGTCCGACGGGTCCACCAGGAAGCCGTTGACGCCGTCCTGGATCTGCTCCGCAATGCCCCCCCGGTTCTCCGCTACCACCGGCAGGCCAGCCGCCAGGGCCTCCGTCACCGACCGGCACCACGTCTCCGGTCCGAATCCGGGCTCGTTCATGTAGAGGAAGACCCTCATGCGCGACAGGAATCCGGGCACCCCGAACCACGCGGGGGCCACGGAGATCAGGTCAGGATCCGACCCGTAGAACCGGCTTCCTCCGGGGATCATCAGCTTGCACCCCAGTTCCTTGGCGACCTGGAGCAGGAGCCTCGGGTACTTCTGCCGCTTGTCTGGGGTGGAAATCTTTCCGATCACTCGATCCGCGCTCGGGACGACCCCGGCAAACCTCGCCTCGTTGATGCACGGCGGGATCACGCGCCAGTTCTTGATATACCCGCTGTCTATCAGACCCTGGTATAAGCCACGCAGATACCGGGAAACGAAGATATGCAGGTCGGTCTGGACCGTCGGCCTGACGGCGCTATGGTGCCAGCTAACCGTGGGCCAATCCCTGATCCACCCCCACGGCTTCTGAACGTCCTCCCCGCCGATATTGTGGAGGATGACCACCGCAGGGTCGATGTCCCGGACCACCTCCCGACGAAGGGGGCCATGGAAGGATCGGACGCCCTTGTCGTTCAGCATCTGGAGGGAGTCGCGGGTCTCCTGGTCCCTCACGAACAGAGAGGCGTGGAAGAACTGTGGGAAGGCGTCCGCCAGGTCGCAAATGAATCCGGTCACCCCGCCCACGATGGAGACGTTGTGGACGTGCAGCATGACGTTGCTCATGCCGTCCTCTCACTCGGACGTTGTCGGGCGTAACCTACGCCCCGTCACTGCGCCACCGGGCCGTACTTGAAGGAGAGGCGGAACCGCACCCTCTTCTGCACCGTCCCGGCGTTGTAGAACCACACGTTGAAAATCATGTTCGCGGGGAGGGACGCGGAGCCTGCGGTGTCCGCACCGACATCCACCAGCTCCTTGTTCTGGATCTCGATCTGCTCCCCGTACTTGACCACCATGAACACCGCGTCTCCGCCGGAGAGGGCCGTCGCCAGCCCCGTCCGCAGGGTGATCGTCCCGGCCACGGAGTCGAAGTCCGCGATCTCGTACTCGTCGTCGCCGGGATGCGTGGAGTCGGGCGTGGGCTCCGCGCCGGGGTTCCGGTCGAACTGGAGCCACATGCCGTTCAGGAGTGCCGCCCACGCCTCGTCGGGGAGGTAGACGTTGATGGTCTTGTCGCCCTGCGCTGCGGGCGCAGTCATCGCCCCGACTTGCTGGGGGTCGATGGAGAACTCGACGATGTCCCCATCCTCGCAGAACCCGCCGTACCCCTTGCCGCAGAGGATGTTCGTCAGATACGGGAAGGAGACCCCGTGCTTCGTCCATCCTGCCGGGGCGTCGAAGTTGATCCCTTTCACCTTGGACCGGGCGAGAGTCGGATCGAGGTCTTCCACGTCCTGGATACGGACCGGCATGGGGTCCGTCGTCTCCGTCGCAAAGATGGTGACATCCCGGATGTTTGTGTGGGCCGCGTTGTAGGGGCAGACCGTCGGCAGGCCCTCGTCCTCGGGCTTGAAGTCCGTGTACCTCGCCGAGTCGCAGGTGTCACAGTAAAGGTAGTACTTGTGGAGAATGGCCATCGGTCTACCCCTCTATTAGTTGCTCGCCATGATCGCGAAGAAAATGCTAACGGTTGTCGAGCTGGCACCCCTGTAGGACCGGAACGCGATGATCGCCTCCCCCGCAGGGAGGTTCGCGAACGTCGTACCCGAGATCAACTGGACGGTGTTTCCCGAGAACGAAAGCGTCGCGAGGACGTTGCCGTTGGTCACGTCATAAATGTCGCAGTACCCGGTGTTGGCGTTCGAGCACTGAGCGACTACTTTGAACGAGTTGGGAGTCCAGGATCCTGTCCCTCTGTAGATGGCGTAGCGAACTATCGTCGGGGTCTGACTTCCTACGCTCACCCCTGGACCATTACTGTCTCCCATCGAAGCCATGATCACCGGACGGGCTCCGGCCAGGACCGTATCCAACTTCGTCTTGTCCGCCGCTGACATGAAGCCGTTGACGGCTCCCGTAGCTGCGGGATGAAGAGTCCCGCCTCCCCGGTTCCCGTGCGCGTGTGTGTGATTGGACCGGGCCAGGGACGTTGCCGCCCCCTCTGCGTTCGTGGCGTCCGTGAGTTCCACCGCCGCTGCCGTGGATACATCGTGCTTGTGGTCCTGCTTGGCGGACTCCGTGGCGGCACCGGCGTTTGCAGCGGCCTTCGTCACATCGACCGGGGCCGTGCTCGAAAGGGGGGCGATGCCGAGGCTGCTGACCGTGATCTTCTTCTTGGCGTTCGCCGCCGCGCTGTCCTCGATCAGTAGGAGGTCGGAAGCTGCCGGGGTTCCCTTGGCCGAGAAGCTGTTGAAGTCCGCCGCACCCCGCGTAAGACCGGCGTGGACGTGGTTCCCAGCGGCAAAGTCAGTGCCCGCTCCAGCCGCATTGGCGGTACCAACATCGACCGGGGTGCCTTTTGCTACAGAGTGCTTATGGTCGGCCCTCGACAGGCTCGTCGAGGCCCCCTCATCTGCCGTGTTCCCGACTGCCACGGCCCCAGCAGCAGGCGTATCTGTGGTCACGT